GATGAGCGAATAAAAGAATTAGATTCAGATAGCCCTCATGGAGATTATATTTATTATAGTTTCCAAGATTTAATTAATGAAGAAAAATGGGAGGTAACATCATGAGCCACCACGCACACGAAGAATCAATGGAAAGACGAGAGGAAGACCGACTGGAAGAAATCTATCTACAACAGTTACACCAAGACCATGAGTTTATGGAGGGGGTATATGCCTCGATAGATGACGATAGGGTAAGGCAAGACTTGATTAACAAACATTATTTTGGAGAGTAGGTATGGATACATGGGACGATACGGGATATGACGAGGACGACAATGATATTAATGTCGTGGTCGAGTATGACGCAGAGTATCAACCTGCTGAAAGAGATGTGGGCATTATGAGTGGGGGCTATGCAGTAGGTATTTGTGGGGCAACCATTGAAGAAACAGGAAAGCCTTATGACTATAGCAAACGTGAGGCAGAGAGGTGGTGCGAGGGTATATCTGAAAACTTAGGAGGGTATCGAGATGAGTAAAAGTAATAGTGCAACATGGTTAGCAACAGGATTATTTATAGGCAGTCTTGTGGGTATGGGGTTATTACATATCTTCGAGACATATCAATCGAACACCACACCTACAGAGGTGGTGTGTCAAAAAGGTATGGCATACGAGCAGACAGGCTATGGCTCAGGTGTATACCTAAAAACTGAAACCGAATGTATTGACACCACATTCATAATGGGAGAGGAATAATGGTTACAACAGGACAGACTTTACTAGAGCAACGCAAGGCTAGAAACAACAGATTACTAGGATTTATGGTGGGGGTAATCCTCACATCAATAGTCTTTTATTTTATAGGGGGGTAGAGAGATGAGTAAGATGATGTTTTTAGTAGTAGTGGAAGAGTGTGACGACGACCTCGAAGCTCTATTAATCGAAAATGGAGACGGGGCTGAGTTTATAAATGATGTTTTGTATGGGGCAGGGATTAATCCAACAGTTTATAACATAACAAAGGAGAACGGCTATGAGTAAAGAAAAGATAGATTATGTAGAGCAAGACATTTACGATTACTTTGGGGCTGACCAAGAGATACACAAGGCCTCCCGTCATGACTTACTCGGAGTCATCGGAGGTATGAGTGGGATACTAGAACTCTTATGGCACAAGCAAGTTACCCCTGAGATAGCATTCAAAGACTTTAAGTCTTGGCTCAAGGAAAGACAAGAGCATGATGACTTACTTGACATGACTGAAGAAATCCCTGATACTAATATTCCAATTAAAAAAGAGGAGGTGGCACATGCCTAAGATAAAAGCAGAAGACATAGATTATATTCATGTTGAAGAAGTAGTTTTTAGTGTAGTCATGCAAGACGGAAGTGATGTGTTAGTGAGTGAGAAAGGTATTGAGTTAGATACTTTTTCAAAAGAACAGATTGCCGACAATGTTATGTATCACATAGAGAAAGGGAAACCCGTTGAGATACTGGACGATGATGATGACATGATTACCTTTGAGCCTGACATCGACTTAACGGAGACACACTAATGGAACACCATTTACTTACAGACACACGTAGATTACTCATGGATTTTGTGGTCTTGTTAAATAAACACAGTATAGGTAATGAAGAAACTGTTGAGGCCAATCGTATCATTGAGGAACTTACCTATGTATTAAAGAACCCCGAATTAGTAGATACAATTGAAACGCAGATTGAGGAAGAGGAACATAAACAAATGTCTCAGGATATTGCCGACGAGATTTTATCTCATGGCTGTCCGAATGGCAATTGTGATGTGTAAAAGGAGAGTCACATGGCAACACCCGAAAAGAAAGTAAAGCTTAAAGTCTGTGAGATATTAAAGGCTCATGACTGTTATTACTTCTACGCCTCAACTGGAGGATATGGGGCAAGTGGTATCCCTGATATCGTAGCGTGTTACAAAGGAAACTTTATTGGGATTGAGTGTAAAGCCAATGGCAATAAGCCTACGGCCTTACAAAACAAACACCTAAACAATATTAAAAAGGCACAAGGATATTCAATGGTCATTGATGAGACAGACATAGACGCATTAGAACTATTCTTAAAAACATTATGAACGACAACGTAAATAAACCCTTACACTATACCAAACATAAATGGGAGGTCATTGACATACTACAAGAGTTTTTTCATAGCGAACCGTTACTGTGGCAATGTGGGAAATATCTTTTGAGATGCTTGTACAAAAATAACCTAACAGAAGATTTACAAAAGATGATATGGTATGCAAACAAACGAATAGAAAAGGAAAACAATGAAAGAAGAAGAAAAAGTAGAGGCAATAAAACTAATTAAAGAATGGCAAAAGAAACGCCCTAACTTTAGTCGAACCAAATTAGCCGAGGCAACAGGGGTATCTTACCCTACCTTATTAGAGTTTGGTAAACAAGGACTGATAGAGTTACCTGAGAAAAGACACACTACTAGAAAAAACACTTCATGGGGTAGATTAGGAATACCAAAAGAATGGCCGACGAAATAGATGTAGCTAATGCTGAAGTGGAGGCTCGACTTAAGTTTACCCTTAAGACAGTCAACACTTCGATTGAAGAGAACGATACTGGCAAATGTATATGGTGTGGCACTCCCGTTATAGATAGAAGACGATGGTGCAATTCACAATGTCGAGATGAACACACGAATACTTACAAACTATAAGGAGAGCGTCATGCAAGTATGGGAACCAGACGACGATGAGATAATAGCAGTAGAAAACAAAGCGGTAAAAAAGGGTACACGAGGGTGGGTATATGTAGGACAAATAATAGCCTTTGTCATAGCTTTATTTCTTATGCTAGAATTGTTTGCTTGAAACCAATTAGTACAGTAAAGAGGAAGTGCCATGTGTGTGGCAATTTAGACGCTAAGTTTTTTTTTAAAAAGTGGTATTGCTCACACGACATACACCTACAAGGGGTATGCAAAAATAATAAAACGAAAGGAACAAAGTGCAAATAGTAACGCTTGACTTTGAAACATTTTATGCAAAGGCCTACGGCCTACGCAAGTACACAACAGAAGAATACATACTGAACCCCCAGTTCCAAGTGATTGGGGTAGCGATTCAGATAGACGACCGTAAGCCCGTTTGGTACGAAGGGGAACAGGCATCAAAGGCTATCGCCTTAGTTGACTGGAGGAACTCAATGCTCATCTGTCATAACACGCAGTTTGACGGAGCGATACTCAAATGGGTTTATGGCCACGAGCCAGTAGCCTACCTAGATACACTTTGCATGGCAAGAGCCAAGCATGGAGTTGAGGCCGGAGGTTCACTTAAAGCATTAGCTGAACGCTATCAGATAGGCGAGAAAGGAACGGAAGTCCTACAAGCATTAGGTATGCGACTCGAAGACTTTCCGGAACATCAACTGCGACAGTATGGTGAGTATTGTAAGAACGATGTAAGACTAACCTACGACCTATTCAAAATCCTATCTAAAGGATTCCCCTTATCCGAATTGAAGCTCATTGATATTACACTTAGGATGTTCATACTACCTATATTACGCGTCAATGATAAATTACTAGAAGAAAGACTTAAGGAACTAAAAGAAGAAAAGGCCCTAATGTTAAAAGGGTTAATGGAAACCTTAAACTGTGATACCAAAGAGGCAGTCAGGAAGAAGTTAGCAAGTAATGTACAGTTCGCTAAGATATTAGAAGACATGCACATCCCTGTGCCAATGAAGGTATCCCCTACTACCGAGAAAGAAACCTACGCGTTAGCTAAGACTGACGCGGGGTTCATTGAGCTACAAGAAAGTGACAACCCTGTTTTGCAAGAGTTATGTGCAGTCAGACTAGGCACGAAGTCTACGATAGAAGAGTCACGCATACAAAGATTCATAGACATGGGAGAACGCCATCAAGGACTCTTACCTATCCCACTTAAATACTATGGCGCTCATACAGGCCGGTGGAGTGGTATGGACAAAGTAAACTTCCAGAACTTACCAAGTCGTGATGTCAAGAAGAAAGCATTAAAGAATGCAATCCTACCTCCTGTTGACCATGTGATACTTAATGTTGACTCCTCACAAATCGAAGCTCGTATATTAGTCTGGCTTGCCGGACAACATGACCAAGTAGAACTGTATCGACAAGGCAAAGATGTGTACTGTGACTTCGCCTCCCGTGTGTATAAGAAAACAATTAATAAAAGAAATAAGAAAGAGCGAGCAGTGGGTAAGACTTGCATACTTGGGTTAGGGTATGGCACAGGCCATGTCAAGCTTAAGGGTGTACTAAAACTTAATGCCGGCATTGAAGTTAATGAGATAGAAAGTAAAAGATTAGTCAAACTATATCGAGAAGTTAATCATGAGGTAGTTAAGCTATGGGAAGAATGTGACAGAGCCTTACGAGACATAGCATCATGGCCGGTTGACCGGCTCCCGTATTACTTAGGCTCAGGCAAATGTCTGTTAGTAGAACCTAAAGGGATTAAGTTACCTAATGGTCTATACATTACCTACCCTGACTTACAGTTAGGTTCGGACGGCTACGAGTATAAATCTAGACGAGGCACTATCAGTATATGGGGTGGTGCAGTGGTAGAGAATGTTGTACAAGCGTTAGCTAGGATAGTGATAGGTGAACAGATGATAGAGATTAATGAGAAGCATAGGCCTGTACTTACAGTACACGATGCAGTGGTATGTGTATCGACAAAAGCTACTGCCCAAGATACTTTGGACTATGTGATGGGTATTATGAACACTGCACCTACTTGGGCAAAAGACTTACCGATTGCATGCGAGGGCGCATTTGGGGATACTTATGGAGACTGTTAATTACTATAAGCTTCCTCATACATCTAGGGTATCTACTACCCTTACTATTTTAGCCTATAGCACTAGAGATTGGATAGACTATTATAACTTTAAAGCTATCCGGCTACCGAACGATTTGTTATTTAGCTTAGACCCATTTTTAAAGAAACTATATAAGAAACATAAGTTTCATGCGGGAGTATTAAAATTAGAACCTAATACTTATTATGATTGGCACAAAGATACCAACAGAGGCGTGAGTATTAATATGGTATTAAACTTTGATGGCCACCATCATTGTCTTTTTACTCAAGACCATGGTAAGGTAACAGGGAAGTTTAAAGAATTAGTTTATGAACCACATACTTATTATTTGTTTAATAATCAAGAGTCTCATTCGGTTTATAACTATGACGCTATTAGATTTTTGTTTAGCATCGAATTTGAAGAGACTAAAGAAAGCTTAACATTCAATGACTTATTAGAGGAGTTGCACAATGGCTGACATGATTGAACACAGTAATTTTGTATCTATGCACCACATGAAACAAGAGTGGGAAGACGAGATGGTAAAAGAAGACGAAAAAAAGACTAAGATGGGTCTGACTCGTAGATGTATAAATTGCCACAAAGATTTTATAAAATGTGATTGCGTCGGACACGCTAAAGATAAGGCTTCTACTTATTGGGGGTTTTAATATGTTGGCAGAAGGACTTTTTGTGTTAACCGTCAGCCTATCAGGGAACTATAATGACTTGGAATTTGTTGGATATTTTAATGATTGTCCTACTGCCATGATTTATTTTAAAGAGAATTGTTCAGAGCATAAAGCAGCGAGTTGCTTACTAAAAGAATATAGTAATATACCGCCTGACCATGTACCCCCTACCCCATTTGATTTTGATACAATTAGAGAAGGGCAGAGTTGTGGTTTTGTTGGAGTAGATACAAGAACTTTTATTGAGGAAGAATGATGTTACACGAAATGTATGATGGCCTTTTAGTTATGGACCACTTTGATGATTGTATTATCGGGGTAGTGCGAGGGATTGATAATGAGGATAAGATTTGCTACAGCTTTAGAAAAGTAATAGCCAAGCTTATGCGCGATGATGAGATGGAGGAAGAGGATGCGTTAGAACATTTTTATTACAATATGATGGGCGCGTATGTAGGGGAAAACACTCCATGCTTTTTATTTATTGAGGGGGACCATTAATGGCAAAACTAAAGCAATCAGAACAGAACTATGAACCAACGCACAAACGAACACAGCAAGGGGGTAAGGTACCTAAGACTTCTTCTATGAACAAAAGCTTTAGAGCAGGATACAAAAAATATAGGGGGCAAGGAAGATAATGTTATCAATGAATAAGCCTAATGCTAAACATGTTGACTTTGGTTTTCTTAAAGGTATGTTCCCTAACCCTAGAGAACTTCCTGTAAACGTTGATATGATGATGGAAAAAAACCATTGCTTTATTGTAGGGGAATGGAAAAAACCTAAAGAGACTCTCTCAAGAGGGCAAGAGATAACGTTAAAGCGACTAGCGGCAAGACGGAATATACATGTAATAATAATAGAGGGGAGCTCAGATGACACCGAGTGTTATGTAAATAAAGTAGAAGAAATGTATAAGGATGGAAGGCTAAAAGAACTAGGTACGGGAATAGAATTTCTTAAAATTTTAATGAAAGCGTGGCATACACACGCTTGTTCGCAAAGGAATAAATAATGAGTGATTACACGTGGAGTTTTTCCTCTCTAAAAGAATATATTAATTGTCCTAAGAAATATCAAGAGGTAAGAATATTAAAGAACTATTCATTCATAGATACGCCTCAAACTATTTATGGTAAGGAAGTGCATGAGGCATTAGAACTGTATGTGCGGGACGGACAACCTTTAGCTAAAAACTATATGCGTTTTAAGAAAATGGTAGATGCTTTGATTGCTATTCCGGGGACTAAATATCCTGAGTACAAGATGGCGTTGACTAAGAAAATGAAGCAGTGTGATTTTGATGATGAGAACAGATGGGTACGAGGCATAGCCGACTTAGTCATAGTAGACAAGGACCAAGCGTACATCATTGATTATAAAACAGGCAGTAACAGATACCCTGACCCGAAACAATTAAGGCTGATGAGTCTTATGGCGTTTGTTTGTTTCCCAGAAGTCAACACGATTAAAGCGGGCCTGTTGTTCTGTATGAAAAATAGTTTTGTTCAAGAGTCGTATACTAGACAAGACATTCATAAATCATGGAAGTCATTTGAGACACCCTTGGATAGACTTACAATGTCTTATGAAAAAGATGAGTGGATACCCAACCCTACACCGTTGTGTGGGTGGTGCCCTGTGGAGACATGTACACACCATAAGCC